ACGAATATCTCCATCCATCCGCAAACGCAACCGGGGGACATATTCATGTGACGGCCCATATCGGCGAGGTCAACGTCAACGCGCCGAATGCCAAGAATGCGAATGATGCAACGGCCGAAGGGGTCCACGCTTCGCTGAAACGCAGCGTTACCGCCGGCGGTGCAAACTGGAATCCGCCCTGATGGTGACCGGAACGCAGATCGAACTTCTCGTCGCCGACGCGGAGGACCTTGTCCTCGGGACGCTGTTCGCGCCGCAGTGGGGCATTTATTATCAAGGCTTCCCGGTGATCATGCCGGCGACCGTCGCGAGTGCTGTCGTGACGGGAGCTCTTGGCGGTTTCGGGGCGTTGGGATCGCTACCAGGACTGAGCGCGCTTGGCCTTCCAAACATCGTTCCCGTCACGGCGTCGATGGTCGACTTTGCCTACAAGCAAGACTGGCCGATTTCAAATTATCCGCAGGAGCAAGGAGCGTTCCAGAGCTACGATAAGGTGACGCTGCCGTTCGACGTTCGCTTGAAGCTCGCCTGCGGCGGCCCAACGTCCACGCGCCAAGCCTTCCTGAACACCGTGTTTGCTATCGCGGGAGGAACGCCACAAGGAGTTTCGCTGGCACTTCCCGGCAGTAATAGTTCACTCCCGCTATTCGACATCGTAACACCGGAATTGTCCTATACGAGTTGCAGCTGTACGCACCTCGACTTTGCACGTAGTGCCCAGAATGGCGCGACGCTCATCATCGCCGATATGTGGTTCCAGCAAATCTCGGTGACGTCCACCACCAATTATCAAAGCACTCAGACGCCAGTTGTCGCCGGGCAATACGGAGCGGGCAATCAGCAACCACAATCCCCAACCGCTGCGGTGCAATCGTCTATAAGCCTTTCGGGAGTTTACTGATGCTCATCGTACCGCTGCAGCCGGTTCCAAACCAGACGCTCCAAACGCAGCTTAGTGGGCAGGCTTGTACTTTCAATGTTGTACAACTTGCCTACGGCGTTTTTGTTGACGTCTATGTCGGCGCGACGCTTATTATCGCTGGCGTGATCGGTCTGAATCTGACCCTCATCGTGCGGTCGGCCTATCTTGGATTTTTAGGAGACATCGTTTTTTTCGACACACAAGGAACGACTGATCCGATCTATACGGGTTTCGGCTCCCGCTATCAGCTTGTGTACCTGACGGAATCAGACATCGCGGCGTTCGATCTTCCGACAGGGATCGAATGATATGGCGTGGTCCCAGAAGTTAATCGACGTCACAGTTCAACTCGCCGCCAACTCTCAAACAAATCAGCCAAACACATTCGCCGGGACGGCTTCCAATAGCGTTACACTGTCCGGGTCACGTATCAGCGCGCGAATCCAGAACTCCGGTTCTGCAGTGAATCAGACGGCGCAGCTTAAAATTTGGGGAATGACTCCGAGTTTAATGAATGAATTATCCACTCTCGGCCTCGTCTACGACATTGTCCCGCATAATATTCTGACCATCAAGGCGGGTGATGCGACAAGTGGCATGCCGACTGTTTACTCTGGGACAATCTGGGGAGCCTACGGCGACTACAGCCAGCAGCCGGACGTGCCTTTCGTATTCTATTGCAACCAAGCCGGATATGAAGCTGCAGCACCAGGCACGACAACGAGCTTCACTTCTCCAACGTCGATCGCGACGATTATGTCGGGCCTTGCTGGACAGATGAACTTCGGCTTCGAGAACAACTTCGATGGTGGAAGCGCCCCGGTCTTATCCAGCGCCGGTGGAGGCGGCCCGACTTACCGCGGATCCTATTGGCTTCAGGCATTTCAGGCTGCGAAGGACGCGGGCGTTCAATGGGGGATCGTCAACGGTCAGAGCGGCGGCCTTGTCCTCGCAATATGGCCTAACGGAAAATCAAGAGCAACGCCGAATCCGGCGCTGATCTCTCCGGCCACGGGGATGATCGACTATCCGGCGTTTACGCAGCAAGGCATCATCGTGAAGACGCTGTTTAACCCGCTGATCACGTTCGGCAGCTTGGTGAAAGTCCAGAGCAGCCTATTAACCGGCGTGCTTGCGTCACAACAGGCGCAAAATCCGGCCTTCAACGTTCCGACTAATTCGACATGGGCTGTGAATAAGCTTGATCTCGCGCTCGATTCTCTAGTGCCGCATGGCGAGTGGGCTTCCATCGTTAATGCGTGGAATCCCGGTTATCCGCAACCGATCCCGGCGCAGTGAAATGGTCGATACATCCACGACAAGTTCAGCAATCGGCCAGCAGACTCCGTTCGATTCAAACACGGACCTGACGACGACCTTCTTCGTCTGCCGACAACTAATCGCGCTTCTCGATACTATGACGCCCGTTCAAGTTACGGCGGTCTATCCCGGTCAAGGGTCGCCTCCTGCGGCGGGGACGGTCGACGTTCAGCTTCTCGTCAGCCAGCTAGACGGCGCCGGGAACGCCACGCCGTCTGGAACCGTGAGCAAGCTCCCGTATTTTCGCCTGCAAGGCGGCCCGTGGGCGATCGTTATCGACCCAGCCAAAGGCGATTACGGCTACATCATCGCCGCCGCACGGGATATTTCCGGCGTGGTGAAAAACCCCGGTGTCCAGAATCCGGGTTCGTTGCGCAAATACAGCTTTTCCGATGGAATCTATATGGGCGGATGCTTCAATTCCGTTCCGGCCGCTACGCTGTGGCTGAAAGGGGACGGGACGTGGGTGCTAACGGATAAGCCGGGGAACGTGCTACAAGGAACCGCGAGCGGAATCACGGCAACGCCAGCGGGCGGGGGAGCTTTCGTGGTTAAGGGCAACCTTCAGGTAAGCGGCACTATTACCGGCGATAATGGCGCCGGCGATCAGGTTGGCTTGCTCACACATACGCATAGCGGCGTTCAGACTGGCGGCGGCGTGTCCGGGCCGCCGACGCCGGGGAGTTGACCCGTGGCGCAGACCCTACTTTTAGGCACAGATACCTGGGATTTGCAATTGAATGCGGAAGGAAACATCGCCGTTGCCGACCCGAACTACTCGCTCGCTCAGGACGCGGCCAGCGCGATCAAAACCTTCTTAGGTGAAGTATATTTCGACGCAACCATCGGCGTGCCATGGCTGACGCAAATCCTCGGGCAGGATCCTTCGCTCGCGCTTCTGAAGCAGCAGCTTGTCGACGCTGCCCTCACTGTTCCCGGAGTGGCATCCGCGCAATGCTTTCTCACGTCGTTTTCTAACCGCGCTGTCTCCGGCCAGGTTCAGGTTGTCAGTTCTTCGACGGGAGCAATATCTGCCACCAGCTTCTCCGTTGTCAGCCCGCAAGGAAGCTACTGATGGCGAATGTCACTGGCACGACTCAGGTTCCACAACCTTCATTTGGCGCTACCGGATTCCAAAGTCCATCTGCCCCCGCGATCCTCGCCGGCGTTCAATCCGATATTGCAGCCGCATTCGGCATTGCACTCAACTTCGCGCTGACGACGCCGCAAGGCCAACTCGCTTCGAGCTGGGCTGCCATTGTCGCAAACGTCTATGCGATCTTCGTCTACTACACGCAACAGATTGACCCGGCTTACGCCACCGGCCGGATGCAGGATGCCATCGCGCGCATCTATTTCCTCCAGCGCAACCCCGCGGAACCGACGACGCTCCAGGTTCAGTGTGTTGGAGCTCAGATTACCATCCCGGTCGGTGCGCTTATCGCCGATGAAAATGACAATCTCTATGCGGCAACCGATCCGATCGCGATTCCGGCCAGCGGGTCAATCATCGGCGAGTTTGCCTGTACGGTGCCGGGACCAACGGCGGTTCCCGGAGCAAACCAAGTCTCGATTTATCAGCAAGTCCAAGGATGGGATTCGGCTACCGTCACCGGCGGAACGCAGGGCGTTAACACCGAGAGCCGACAGGCATTCGAGCAACGCCGTGAGGACAGCGTCGAGGGCAACAGCTTAGGCCCGATCGGCGCGATTATCGGTGCTGTGGCACAGGTCCCCGGCGTCACGGATTATTGGGGATACAGCAACAATACAGCGAATGCCGTCACCATCTCCAGCGTTTCGATTCCGGCAAACGCGATCTATATCTCCGTCGCGGGAGGTGCCGAGTCTGCGGTAGCAACCGCTATCCTGTCGAAGAAAGGCCCCGGCGCGCCGATGGCGGGGAACACCACCGTCACGGCTTATGACAGCAACCCGCTGTACGCCTCGCCGATCCCGTACCAAATCACCTTTGAGATTCCGGCGCCGCTTCAACTGCTATTCAGCGTCACGCTAGTCAATTCCGCACAGGTGCCGTCGAATGCCGCGGCTTTAGTTCAGCAAGCCATCGTTAACGCCGCAACGCAGGGAATCATTGCGAACAATCCTCAGTTTATTTCGGGCGTCCGTGCGCGCATCGGCAACATCGTTTACGCCACTACCTACATCCAGGCGGTCAACGCGCTCGGATCGTGGGCGCAAGTCGCGGCTATCGAGATTGGCTCGGCCAACACTCCGGGCGCCGTGGTTGTCGGTACTATCTCTGGCACTACGCTTTCCGTCAGTTCCGTTGTGTCTGGTGCGCTCGCCGTCGGGCAGACGCTCACCGGCTCGATGGGCGGGATCATCAACGCGACCCAGATTGTCGCGTTCAATGGCGGCTCGGGCGGAACGGGAACCTACACGGTGAACAACTTGCAGACCGTGGGCGGGGCATCCTTCACCGGAACCGGAACTGGTGCCTTCCTCACGGCGAGCGGCGTGAGCGGCACGATCGGCGTTGGCAATCTCATCACCGGAAGTGGAGTTCCGGGCGGCACGACTATCATCGGCCAACTCTCCGGCACTGTAGGGGGGGCTGGTGTTTATCAGACCAGCGCGCACACGACGGCATCCGGTACGATAACGACCAGCGAAACGATCACGGCGGCCAGCGCCAACCAGTCTCTCGTCCAAATAGCGGCATCACAAGTGCCGCAAACGCTGGCACCAAACATAATCGTTGGAGTCACCTGATGTCAGGGCCTCCAGTCCCGTATCCGAATCCTGTTCCGGGATCAAACGCTATAGGTTCGTTCACTATAGGTGTGTCACCCATTGGGGATATTGCGCCATTTAATCCCTGGGTTTCCATTATTTCTCAGTACGCGAACAGTCCGATTCTCGACGCGATGATAACGTCCTTTAATGCTGCGATCGACCAAACAGAAGACTTCGATAACTTCTACGACTTCATGTGGAACATTGCGACGGCGCAAGGGTATGGTCTTGATGTGTGGGGGCGCATAGTTGGTGTATCCCGCACCGTGCTAGTCGGCTCCGGGACAACGACATATTTCGGATTTAATGAGGCTGGCGGCCCTCCCGCTGTTGGGTTCGGGCAGGCCCCTTTTTACGGCGGCGGCCAACTGACAACGAACTTCACATTACTGGACAGCGACTTCCGAACGCTGATCTACGCCAAGGCGGCGTCCAACATCTGCGGCGGCGGAATCCCTGCTATCAACCAGATATTGCTCACTCTGTTCCCGAATCGCGGGGCCTGCTATGTAGTTGATGGCCTGAACATGACGATGGAATACTATTTCGACTTCGTTTTGACGGCTGCTGAGACTGCGATCGTCAATCAGGTTAATCTCCTGCCAACCCCGTGCGGGGTGGCTGCAACAGTGGTCTCACTGCCATG